TACCAGCCGTTCCCGCATCACCACCACCGCCAATAAAGGAATATGAACCAGTTGCCTGATTGTTACCACCGCCTACTACTACTCCATGAGGGGTGTAAAAGGATAGGGTTGATGTTGATGAACCTGTAGCCGCCTTGCTTAATGTAAGACTTGTTCCTGAAATAGCCGCTACATAAGTATCTGGAAACGAAATTGATGTTCCAGTAATCAGTTGTCCAACTTTAATGTTTGCGTTACTGCCACTCAGGGTTACAGCAGTTGTGCCGTTCATCGTTCCTGACTGAGTTGTAACGGCAGAGTTTGCAGTTCCTGAGTTGGTAAAACCACCACCTATAAAACCATAGTAACCAGCAGATGTGTTTGTGTATCCACCAACAATAGCACCATAGTTTCCAGATAGTGTGTGACCATAACCAGAACCAACAAAACTGTAAGTGCCTGATGCTGTATTTGTTGAGCCACCAACAATAGCCGCAGATGTAACCGATGCTGTACTTGTAAAACCACCAACAACAACAGACTGTCCACCAGAAGCAGTATTGCCTGTACCACCGCCAATAACAGATTGAGTTCCTGATGCTACATTTGATGCCGCACCCCTCGATGTCTGCCAATCCACCGCATTAGCACCACGAGCATTACCACCCACAGCAGATGATGTAGTGGCTTGTGCTTGTAATGCACCAGTACCCGCAGGGGATACATACAGAGAACCATCAGACTGTAATCCTATTGTGGAAACACCTGAAAAGGATAGGGTAGGAGTTCCGTAAATTGCTGTTGTGGTTGTTGGGACGTATGTTCCAACAGTTGTTGATATTTCTGACTGTGCGCCCCAAGCCAAAAGAGTTTGTGAAGTTCCTGAATTGTTGTAAATAACAAAACTAGAAATTGACGAAGATGTCGCAACAAAACTAAATACAACCCTGTACCACCCACTCCCAACAGAAGTAATGGATGATGAGGTTATTGATGCGGCAGTTGATGTGATTGTCCCTGTTGTTACATCTACAACAACAGTTGCAGTTGATGGGTTAGTATCGCAACCAATTTTGACAGAAGTTGCAGTAGTGACGTTTTTTACATACAAACTGTAAGTAGCAGTAGCCCCATTTACTAATGTTGGGAAAATATAAACACCATTTCCAGATGTAGTAAATGCTATTTGTGTGGCAGTTGTTGTTCCATCAGGAGCAGTAGAGGAATTGCCAGTTAATGTTGGACTTCCAACAACACTCCACACGTTAATTTGTTGTGACCTAACTGCTAAATTCTGCCCAGTACCCTTCAACACTTCTGTCTGAGCAGTAAGCGTAGTAAACGTACCAGCCGCAGGGGTTGTTGCTCCAACTGTTGTGCCGTTGATTGCACCGCCTGTGATGGCTACGTTGTTGGCGTTCTGAGTTGCCATCGTGCCATAAGTAGCAATCGTGGCTTGTAGGGCAGCAATGGCGTTTAAAGTTGTCTGTGAGTCACCACCTGATCCACTCTGAATCTTATGGATTGTCTGAGCAACATCAACAGGAACAACCTCGCCTACATTGATTTCTCTGCCATCAGAAAGTGTAATGACTAGACTGCCATCAAAGTCAATCTTGGCATCTTGGACGCTAATTCCATCTTTTCCATCTAGACCATCTTTACCATCTAAACCAGGCTTTCCATCTTTTCCTTGAGTGCCATCTAATCCTCGGTCGCCTTGTTCACCTTTTTGACCTTGGATGCCTTGCTCTCCCTTTTCGGGGATTATTCTTAGTTTGGCTTCTACTTTGGCTTCAATAGTTTTGAGAGCTTCGATAATCAACTCTACATTGTCATCAATAGCTTCTTGTTCTTGCTCTCGCATAGCAACAAGCGTCTCCTCCATCTGATTGATGGCGGCTAACTTGTCATCAAAAGACGAATCTCCCGACTCAATACTCTGGATTAGCTCTTTGATATTAGCCATTCTTTAAACCATCTGTAAGTTTAGACAAGAAGTCTTGTTTTACTTTATTCTGAGCATTTAACTTATCAGCCATCTGCAATTCAACGATCTTAGACTTGTTCTTAATATCAGCTTCTTTAAGCATCAGATCAGCAATCTTAACCCTCTTATCAAACTCTTTAGACGCTAAATCAGCATCATTTGGAAGGTTCTTGGTGTTAGCCGCCATGCTCTTAGCTTGTAATTCCATAGGCATCAATTGCGCTTCGGTCATCAATTTTTGCGCTTCAGCACGATTTTGCTCTGCTTGGGTAGTCTGTACTGCAATCTGAGCTTGAGCCGACTGCATAGCCAATTGAGCCTGTGCTTGTTGCATCTGCTGAGCTTGTGGATCAGGCTTAGACATCTCATCCAACATCTGAATCAACTCATATCTGTTAGACAAAGATGAGTTAGCCATGATTCCTTTAAGAATTACAGGCAAAACAGGTGTATTAGGGCCAAGAGTCTGGAGTAAGGAGATGAACTGTTGTTGTTCATGCTCACGAGCGATGATACCAAGGGCAGCAGTCGGGATAAACTTCATGTCAACAGTAGGATACCGCTCAGGGTCAAACTGCATATATCTAAAGGCAGCCTTGTTGATGAACGGAATCAAGAAATCCTCTTGAAAGTTCACCAATGTACGCTTGTACTTCTTGATAATAGAAGCCACCGCCATTGAAATACCGCCTTGATTGGAGTCTCTAGACACAGCAGAGACCATTCCTTGTGAATCAAGCGTACCAGTAGCCTGTAAAAGCATTCTTTCGAACTCTTTAGCAGTTGTTATGTTCCCAGAATCAGTATTTCCGAACTTGAATGGGAACAAAATCTCTGCGGGGTTGCCATTTGTCAGGATTGCCTTGCCTGGCTTTACCTCAAACTTAGCACCTCGAGGCAGTCTCGTGGCATCCATAGCAATCATAGGACTTGTAGTCAACGCTAGAGAGTCCAAATGTGAACGAATCTGTGCGTCAATAGCCTTTTGAGAGTTGTAAGCCTTCTCTACAGTACCCCTACCCAACAGTCGATTAGGAACTGTATCGTCTTGATAAGCCAGAATTGGCCTATCTTTCATCATGTATGGGTTTTTCTCTGCTTTTAACAGAACACCATCGTTGGCAATAACGACAATAGCCTCTACTAGGTCAGAATAGTCATCTTGAATAGAGTCTTCAGGGAATAAATCCTCAATTTCTTCTTCGTTTTCCAGTTGTTCAATGTATTCTCTAGGTACTAATCCGTAATAAGTCAAAAGTTTAACTTTATCGTCTTCGTACTGAGTAACTTCTTGTGTAGGCTCTAAGTCTGTGTCTTCTGAGTCAGTACCGATAGCTACCTTACGATAGATACCATCTTCCTGACCTTTAACTATCTTGTGGATAGAGACATACTTCTCAATAGCCACACCCATACAGTCATCAATAGAAGTCCCATTGGGATCGAACAAGAAGTTCTTAGGGTTAACAGGAACAATCTTGACTGCAATGCGGTCTTTTTCAATCACACCAATGGCTGCTTGACCGATTTGACCAGGTATTGGTTGGGTAGCAGGGACATAAATCTTCTCTGTTTTGACAATAACTTCACCAATGCCAGTACCATAGATTTCTGCCATCAGTTCAATCTGGTCGATGGACTTGCGAATCTTGTCAATCTTGAAGTCTTCCATCAGTTGAGCCTTGATAGCGGCTACATCTAATGGATTGTTGTTTACATCACGAATATCGTCTTGAATATCAAAGAACTCACCCTGACCAAAGATAGCCTCAATGATCTCAGCGTGACGGGTTTCTACGGCTTGTTGGGTAGCGGGAGTGACGATTCGGCTTCTCTCGGACTCACGGGTCTTATCTTGGATGTCCCACACACCAGTAAAGATGCGCTCGTATTCTTGCCAATCAGATAAGAAGTTGGAATTGCGGTAATCTCGCCAACGATCACAATGGTTAACAACGAAATCAACTAACTCTTTATCTGAATCTGTAGGTTCTTGGAATTCCATGATATTACCTTGTAGTATCGGCAAATGGGTCGCTATAAGCGGGATTGGTTGGTGCAGAGTTTACAGTAGGAGCAAAAATATCTGACTCTTTTAAACCAAGATCACGGGCAGATTGTAATATCTGTAGATATTTATGGGCTTGTATATCTTCAGGACGAGACATAAACATATTTCTAACAACGTCATAAGCCTGTGGATTTGCAGGCCATTGGCGTGTTGCCTCTCCTACGGCATCGTTATATGCAGATACCAAAGAAAAACCAGATGCAGGATTTGGATCAAACTTGCCATCATCCAAGCCACGATTAGTAACTCGAACAGCACCAGACTTTAAAAGAGCATCAAAGTTTAGCGGACGAAAATCAGCAGACAGCTTCTTGTTATCTGAAGTAAGACCTTTATACTTCTCTAAATCTGTGATTTTGTTTAAGTATTCCACTTATACCCCACTAATAATATCCACTGGCTGCCATTCATCTTCTTCATCTTCTTGAAAGTATGAAGTTACAGCCAACTGATCTATATAACTAAGCGCATCAGGTAAGTCATCGTGAACTCCCTGTGCGGGAAACATTAGAAGTTGGTCAACAAAAT